CGGTTTTTGTTCCAGCAAGATTGGATGAAATATAACTACCGAAAAGTGTCACAGGATCAGTTGATGTCGCAGCAGTCGAAGCAGTAACCATAAATTTAATGCCACTGGTTGCCCCTGTAATAATAACAGGATTTTCAACATTAACATATTGAGTATGGTCAACCGATTCACCACCAAAAGAACTCTGAAGTCTAACGTATCTTGCGGCGTCCTTTCGACCTTGATAACTTGATGCGCCGGGAATAACCACTGTTCCATCTTTGAACATGTGACTGAACCCCTGTTCAATTTGATTCTGAAGGGTTGATTGAAGTTGTGTTAATTCTCTTGCCTGGATAGCAAATCCAGGCCGAAATAACGTCCTAACAAAATTATCATCTTTGTCGAAATCATCATAATATGGCGCAACGTTAAGGTCTGTATTTTGAGGCATTTATTAAAACTCCACGATTACTTTAATATCTTCTATTTGATCTGAAGACCTACTAATTGGTTTTCTATTTTCTATGTATATAATATCACCACTATCTGCCGCCATTTCTGGGTTTGCATAACCATCTGAAAAAGTTAACGTATTACCACCAGCAAGAGTTACAGCGGTGTCTGCTGCTGCATCTGGTGTTCCAGTTGCAGAAGTTGTAGCACCTGTGATTACGTTAGCACCACTAAAGGCAACTTTTCCACCATTTGTTGAACTTGTTCCAAAATTACCAAATCTCTCTTGTGTGTAATAAAGAATTGAATTATCACTATCCCACTCAACAACCTTACCAACTGCACCTGTGGTAGCCTGAGTAATTGTCTCATCTCCATCAAAAGTACCAGATTGTGATGTGGTTTTTATTGCATAAGTAAGTCTTGCAGTCGAAATTGTTGCAACTGAAGTTGTACCAAATGTGTGTGGGTCAACAATAATTCCTAACTTACGGAAATCGTTTTCTGTACTGATATCATCACCTTCTGCAGCGGTTAATGTTGTTGCCAACATTACATAATGACCCCCAAGTTCTGATGGTGCATTAAAACCATGTCCACCCTTTGGACTAGCTACAATATTAACAGCACCACCCGAACCACCAATATTAGAAGCTGTAGATAATGTCACATCAGAGAAAGTAAATCCAGCTGCAAGATTTACTGTTCCAAATGTGTAACCAGCACCGGCTGAATAAATTGTTGTATTTGTTCCGGCGGTAAGACCAAAGGATTGAATTGCACCACTAGCAACCACAATACTAACAATTGCGCCTGAAGAAGTTCCTTGACTTGTCCCGTCACCATATACTGCTGCATAGTAAGTACCGTTTGTATATCCCGAACCAGATGTAGTAATAAGAGCGTCGATAGAACCATCTACTGCAGCTGTACTAACTACTGAATCTGTTGCAACTGGCATGAAGTCTGATGTTAGGAAGTTATTAATCTGTCCTGCTGTTAAAGTATACATATACTGTAAAACATATCCGCCAGAAGCGAAAGGAGAGGTTGTGGTACTTGTTGGTTCTGTTCCACTAAATGCTGCTCCACTATTGTTAGAAAGAACTTTATATATACGAAAATCTGAAGTTAAGAAATAAAATTTAGAATCATATAAGTTTGAAGAACCAGAGCTTGCGGTTATAGTTGAACTATAGTCTGGACGATACATATCGTATATCGTACCATTAGCCCAATTTCTTCTAGGGAGAACTCTCTGAATTGAAGCAGCACCGATATTCTTGGCAGCAATCATATCGTCCCATGCATAAAATTCATCAGCTGGTCCATCAGATGGAGTGGGAGGTGAAGCGTCAGACCCACCACTCGTTCCAGATGTGAATGGAGTACTCTTACCTATGAAAAGGTAATATACATTATTAGAAGATTCACTGAAAGACTCTTCAAACTGAGTAGCGTTGTGAAGTCTAAATTTTTCTGTGATAATAGCTGCCATTTGTTTTTCCTATTTTATCTATTTATGACGCAACGCCTGAACCAATAATTGTTTTTAATGTTGTACCACCAGAATTTACAATTAAAAGTGTTGATGCTGTTTTTAACATAGCACCTGATACAATATTTGTAGCACCAGTAGTTAAAACTGTTCCTGATTCATCTGCAAATGTAATCGTCCTATCTGCTGTAGGGTCTGTAATTGCTAAAGTCATTTCATTTGTATTAGCTGTTGCACCTTCAAATATAATAGATGCTCCTGATGATATTATATTTCCAACCGTTATATTACCCGCACCAAATGTACCAGTAGTAGTAATATTTTCGTTACCAAAACTGATAGCACCAGAAGTATCTGTTATTGATCCAGCTGCAAGAACAAGAGTTCCACCTTTTAAAGTTGTACCATTTACCGTAGTTGTAGCAAGAGTTGTGATAGTAGCAGAAGTTTGTGTCCCTGCAACAACCCCACTGATATTAGGAGCAGTTAATGATAAGACAGATACAGTAGCACTGACTCCAGTACAAAGACCAGAACCATTACCAAATTTATTATAAATCTCGCCTAAGTTAGCATTAATTTTTGCACCAGCATCTCTTAATGTGTCACCACTGCCATCGTTGGCTGCTGTGCCAAGTCCTAAATTTTGATATGCCATTTATCTTTTCCTATCCTTATTGTTATTTATAACGTTTTACGCAGCATCAAAAGTTATACTTGTTGAATCAAAGCTTCCAGCATTACTATCAAAACTATTGGCTTGAATTGCACCATCATCAGCACTTGATTCATCTGCACTCAATTGCAACCCGCCGGCTTCGGCAAAAAGATTATTCGCACTATTTATTGAGTTCTGTTGTAAAAATGTAAATGTTCCTTCACCTATTGCATTTTTTTCTACCAATAATTCAAAACCAGCGTTCGTTCCATCACTATCAGTACCATCCAATAAGAAGAATCCGCCTTCATTATCGGGTACAAGATTATAAACATTATCGAACATAACAATTTTATCACTAAGGTCACGGCCGCCACTACTGTCTAGTATTATATTATCACCAACATCTGTATTAGCAGCTGACCTATCCATTATTAGGAAATTACCTTCATCAGTTCTTGACGAATCCGTTCCTTCTAATACAATATTTTGACCAATATCAAGAAGTGCTGACGTACCATCAAATAAGATAACTCCACTATCGTCTTCTAATCTAAAGTTTAATCCATTTTCATATTCATCTTGTAAAGACAATCTATCTGTTGCAGATTTAGAATTAATTTCAGCAGCTCTTGTAAACGGTACTATATTTCTATTACCAAAGTTACCTTCTGGAATACTTCCTTGGTTAGTAGTGTCCTCAAACTCAATCAAACTTCCTTCGGTAACAAGTTTCTTACCCGTATTAATGTTAGTGCCGTCTAATACGATATTAATATTATGAGATGGATATCCATTACCAACACCAATCATATATCCAGTATCAGTTGAAGATTCTAACTCAATAAAGTCTCCATCCTCTGTAATAAATTGTAACCATGTCTCCAACACAAAGTCATCAGAACCAGCAGAACTCTGTTCAAATACAATAGCACCCTCAGTTGTTTTTAGTGTTCCAGCTGGTTCAGTGAACCCTACAGTATCTATTTCAACTAAATCTGAAAATGACAAACCATTCAACTCACTGAGTGGAATACCACTATTAGCGTTAAGGTCTATTTCATAAGAAATTTTATCTCCATTGTCAGTACCACCTTTATCTGTTCCATCAAGAACAAGATTATCTTGCATGATGACAGGAATACTTTCTCTTAATCCATCTTCTAACTGAACAGTTGGTGAATCAAAGAAACCAGAACCGGGCAAAATACCAGAAGCAAGAGGAGCGCCATATCCAGTATTAGGAATAATAATTTGTGGAGTAATCTTTAATGTTGTTAAATGTGTAACAGATCGTTTTCCACTTTCATTCTCACCTAGTGCTGTCTCTGCAAGTAATCTACCTCCTCCATCATTCAAAAGAATAGTACCATCACCAGAACTTTGTGAGTTTTCAACTGCAATATCTAATCCACTTTCAAACTGTAGATTATCACCGTCAGTTTCTTCAAGAAGCAAATCACCAATTGCTACGCCATTCTCAAAAATGATTGTATCAAATAAACTACTTCCCCCCGTAGGATCAAGAACGCCTGGGCCGTCACGAACAGATGTAGTTTGAACTAGAACTTCATCAAATACTATATTAAATAGTGATGCAAGGGTTGGCGAGAAAGTATCATCTCCAGTATAATCCACAACACCTACAGCAGTAGGAACACCAACCGCAGCAGAAACTTGTGATGCAAGGGAAACTTTACCGAATGGAATAAAACCAGCAGGGTGAACAGAAGCTTTAAGTTCGTTAATATAATCAGATAGAACAGCACCAACCTTAACTTCATATGAAAACTGTTGGTAGAAATAGGAATCCTGTATACGAATAATGTCTTCACTAATAAGACTATCTGTATTTAAGTACGAACCTGTTTTGTTTATAGTTGTACCAATTGATGCTACACCTTTAACAGTTCCTTGTGCTACAATCTTAGCAGAAGCTCCACTAGAATCTAGTATGGTATTACCAACAACATTAAAATCGTCTTCCATAACAATTTCATCACCGATATCAGTTCCATTGGCCTGTGTTTGGTTAAGGATAATTTGATCTGTACCAACTTCATCTTCTATTAATATTTGACTACCAGCGTCTTCACCTGATAAATCTGTACCATCAAGAATTAAATTAATACTAGCGTTTTCATTCAGTACCCTATCACCAGCTTCGTCAATTATATTTCCATAACCATCTTCATCACCAAGGTATATTGCATTATTATATAAAATACGGCCTTTATCTAGAACACCTACATCAAGTTTATTAACGGGGGAATCTTCAGTAACAAAAGTCTCTAGTCCTTCTCCTAATAACCTACTATGTGGAGTATTACTATGTTTTATTGATTGTCCATGATTAGAAAATTCTGAAACATCAAAAACAGTTTGTAAGAGTTTATCTCCACTGCTGAAAGTTCTGAAACCAACAGGTGCTTCTGTCGCATTAAGGATTATAGTATTACCAGCGTCCTCACTAGTAATATAACTAGGAGAACCTTGGTTACCGTTAATTGAATCTTCCGATAAAATAGCATCAGTATTATTACCAAATATAATATTTGAAAAACGTTGATACTCAATCTTATCTCCATCTTCCAAAGATGTTCCATCAAATATAAGTTTATCACCTTCATTTTCAGTAGAAGTTTCCAATTCAACATTATCTAAATCAAATTCACCCCCCTCTAATCTAATATTATCATTAATATCTTTGGGAGTAAAATTAAATATTAAAACTCCTGTTAGTTGTTCACCGAATATATTTTTACCAACAGTATCATCCTCAAGAACAATATGGTCTTCAATACGCTGGTTTATGGGCGGTAAAAAACCATCTAATAAAAATTTACCAGACTCATCAGCTACAATAAAACTACCTGATTCTAATTCTATGCCTTCATCAAGTAGAGAGTCTGTATCATCAATTTCCATATTGATTTGATAAACATCAACTTCACTTGCATTTTGTATTATTTCTTCATAAGATGAATTTTCAATTGCAATTCCTTCACCCTCTTCTGAAAATCCATCTATTAATATTCCTTGATTTGCATCATCTAAAGGTCTAAAGATTTCGTTGATAGGACCAAGATCAGAACGGCCGGGGCCAACAATATCATAATCTTCAAGTTCAATACCTTCGTTTACAATTGAAGAATTTTCACCTGTAAGTCGGTTTGTGGGAGTGGAACTAATTGTAAGTTTATTTGTACTGCTATCAAATGAAACTACTGATCCAGTATGAGTCTGTAATGTATTTCCAGTTCCAAACGACCCAAAAACATCCTTCAAAATTAAATTTGTATTTGCAGTTGCAGTTGGTGGTGTTGAATATTTAAACCCAGAGTCAATTATTTCAATCTCTGTAACGGCTCCAATATCAGTTGTTAAACAAATCAACTTGGCGTTTATTCCATTTACAGATGAAACTGTAGCAGTAGGTAGTTTACTATACCCGCCTCCAGAACCGGCCAAGAAAATTCTATTGATACTACCAGAATCATTATCACCAACAGTTTCATCCTCAAGAATAATACCGTCTGTTTCAGTACCATAAGAATCTCTTGTTAATACATCAATTTCAGATATAAGTAAATCACCCAACTCAGCTTCAGTATTACTATTTGTTGCGACATCCATTCCAGTGGCAACGTTGTTGGACTCTTGTCGTAAGGAAAACCCACTATCCAATGTTTTTGTACTTGAGTGAAACAAATTATATAATGAATTATCATAAGTTGATTTAGCAGTATTAATATTATTCGATGGCATATAAAATATAGTGTCAGGAATTTGGTCAAAAATGAAAGCAGTAACTTGTCCATCAAGGAGGTTTTTAGTAGATGCTCTTTTTTCTGTTAGGTATAGTGGATAGTAATATGTTTGTGTATCACTATATGTTCTAGCTGTACCAAATACTACATATGGTTCACCTGTTACAGTTGCAAGAGCAGTACCATTTAATAATATATTACTTGATACTAATGATTCGTTTGTTCCTGTCTCTATAACAAGAACACCAGACGTTTCATCAGCTGCATATTCAACTGATAACCTACCGCCAGTAACAGAAACAAAAGCTCTTGCACTATTAATAGAGGTGTCATCAGAATCATTTGTAAATTTAATTGCATCTCCAATATTAAATCCAGTTCCAACATCATCAATAATAACATCACTAATTGACCCCGTTGAAACTTGACTAATATTTGCGGTAGAAGCACCATTACCAATTTGTGGGTCTAACGTTATTGTATCCCCATTATTATACAGAATGCCACCAAAATCACCAGTTGTTATGGACAACACAATACCTTGAATAGTAAACTGCATAGAGTAATCATTAGTTGGAGAATAACCTGTAATAGTTTCAGATGGGGAAAATCCAGTACCAAGAACACTATCTCTTCTAAGAGTAAATTCTACAATAGAATCCGAGCCTTGATTGAACTGTGATACCGCAATAATCTGAGCAGTTGTTCCAGAAGATGCGCCAGTCACCTGTTGGCCAGCCATCTCAGATGGAGTTGCTCCTTGAGAATCAGAAGTACATCGAATTGCTAGAGGATTTGCCCATTTACCGTCACTCAACCTCATCATATATTTTGCTGGGTAATTTATAGTTGCTTCTTCACCCAAAAATATTCTAAAGAAAAGTTTATGTCCTTCGGAAGTTCCCTTAGCTGCATACAAATCTCTAATGTGTTTTATAAGATTTCTCTTGGATACTCCACTTGCAAGAGACAGAGGGATAGAGTTCATAAAGGAGTCTTTAAAAGCTGAAAGGAAATGGTCAACAGTATTATCTGGATTTGCGTATTCTAATAACTGTTGAATATTTTGTACAGGGTTTGCACGATATTTTTTAAGGGTAGTAGTAGCATTACTAGTTCCCCCTGTAATAGTTTCACCCTCAATAAACTTTTGGTTAGCAGTAATAAACAACTGTTCATCATCATCCACTAATATTGTGGCAGTAGCCTTACTTGTCACTCCCGTAATAGTTTCACCAATATCAAATTTACCAGTGGTTCCGCTACCACTTTCAAAAACAATTCTATCTGCTCCATTTGAACCAGATATGTCAGTAGCATCTAAAACTAAATAATTGTCTGATAATGTTTCTAATAAAACTTGGTCTATAGTACCGTCAATAGTTATCTGAGCAGATTCAAGAAACTTATAATATTGTTTAAGAAACTCAACAAATATTGGATGGTCAGATTGAATATAATCAGGAACCTGTCCATCTATAAGGGGAGATATCTTTGTATTAAATTCACTATCAAAAGGCATTTTTAGTAACCAATTCCTGTTGCGTTTACTGTTGATGAGGAAGCTTCAAACTGAGCAGCACCACCTTCGTCACCTACAGCAATTGTGTCAACTCCACCTGTGACTTTAGTATTAATCGTATCAATTTCAAGTATTTGATTTCTTAGTGCAACAATATCATTTGATCTTGGGAGAACAGTGATACGAATACTAGTAGAGGCCAAACCATCTACAAGAGAAATTGTTGATATTGATATATTACCAATAGCTATTGCACCACTATTATAGTTAACAGTTCCAGCTGTCTCATTAACGTAATTTCGAGTTGAACCTGTTAAATAATACATCCTAAGATTACCAAGTCCATCGTCATCAAAGAAAAGTTCATTTGTATTACCCGTAATGTGAAATCCTGTAGAAGTTAATATACCACCATCAAGACTGTTATGACCAGAATGAGGATTGTATAATGCATTATTAAAATATGTATTATATGACCTAGACTCTCCAAGCAATGGAATAACATATTTTGCAAGTCTAGGAATAATTGAATTACTGGTAATTGCTGGGTCTGTATTATCAACAATACTCAATAATTTTGAATGTCTTAGTATTGCATCGAACTTAACAAGTTCCGTAGTATTATAATTTGATATAGATTGAACAACCTCACTTACAATTGTATCTTTAGATTTCGTGGTGATAGTAGAGTTATATTTAAAGTTACATGTTAATAATATATAAGTGAAATCTGGATCAACAATAACAGGAGAAATTGAAGCAACAGTAAATTTCGCTAAACTATTAACTAGGTTGGACTTATCAACTTGAGTTAAATTTGTTCCAAGCGCATTCCTAACAGAAATAAACACCTTACCATATTCTGGTGTGGAAACAACTCCAAGACTAGGATCAAAAGAACCATTCTCTCCACCGAACACTTGAACGGCAGTAGCGTTGGGATATAATTTTTGAACATAAACTTTATAGTCATTAGTTGTAACGCACCGACCTTGTGCAGCATAGTCTAACGGAGCAGATAATTTTATAGACTGAACACTTTCTGAGTCAGCTCCATCAGTAGCTACTTCAACGGTTGTCACAGTAATATTAGTAACGGTATTTATTGCTCCCGAATTTGTAAATGCAAATGCGCCATTTGCTTCGGCAACATTAGTAACCACATACTTTAATATAACAATATTACCATCATTAACTTTCTTACTAACAACCCCATCACCAAAATAAATTTCATATTGACCATCTTCAACTTCTTGTAAGTAGTATACTGAACTAGTGCCAGTTAGTTGAGTGATGTCAGTTGCCTTATTATATACTAATGTAGTCGAATCAGATGATGAGTTTTGTACCGTTACCGCAAGGGTAGTTGTATCTGCAACATTACTATTCAACAAATATCTCTGATTGACGTTTGTACTGTCAACCGTATATCTAGTTGTAACATATGTTCCCTCATAGATTGGGATATTGTTAAAGAATATTCCGTTACCAAGTTGAGATGAAGTATAAGAGGATGTGGTCACAAATTGATATGTAACATTATCAATAGTTGTATTGAATACTTGGCCAGCATTCATTGTTGCTGTACCTAAAGTGATATCGTTTAGTTGTACATTAATTTTTGCTATTGGAGCTCTAACTGAACTTGTCTCGTACCCTAAAGTTTTAGCATGAGATACAACACTAGAACGCAACGCCGCACTATCAATGAACATTTCATTCGCAAGCATGTTTGCGTGAAATCCAAGGTAGTGAGTGTTATATGCTAACACATCTAATAGTGCGCTGATACCAGAACCTTCAAAATCGTAATCAATAAACTGGTCTTGATTTTTCATAAAAGTTTTGAGATTGGTTTTGACTGTATCAAAATCAAGACCCGATATCTCTAATTTTTGATTATTTGCCATTATCGCAATACCTCCAGTAGTATGTTTAAGGATACTAATTCTGACGGAGCATTCACAATAGTGAAATTAATGGTCAAATCATAGGAATTACTATCTAATTTTGGTATAATATCAACACTAATAGTTTTTGCCCTTGGCTCATAGTTTGCAATAACATCCTCACACGCTTGTGATAATGCAATAGAAGTTAATGGGCTTGCATTTTCAAACAATAATCCCCTAACACCGCATCCTATTTCTGGATGAAAAGGTTTTTCATAAAAATTTGTGAGTATCAAATTTCGCACAGATCGTTTCACAGCAGTTATGTTGGTTAGAACATTAACATCTCTGTCTCTCGACCTCTTAGTAAAAAACATATCCAAGTCTCTATACTGCCGGACATTTGAGCTAGAATTATTAATTCCTTCAGCATCCCTTAGAGCAGTTAAATTTTTAAAACTCTGTGTTTTTTCTACTGTGGCCATTACTACTCCAAGGTGGTTTTTATTATTTATAAAGAATTAGATAGGTTATTAATTAATCACCTACAATAACATTTGATGAACCGCTTGCCGCATGTCCACAAGTTGCAAGATCACCAGCATTACAAACTGCAATGCCACCAATAAAAACATTTTTGGAGCCAGCAATCATAGTTGGTGGAGCTGCATGTAATCCTGATAGGTGAGCAGTAACAGTGTCACCATGCACAATAACCTCATCTCCATTTGCAAATACCTTAGTCTGCGTCTTGATCAATGCAGCTCCAGCGGTATCGGTTGTATCTCTACATATACCCGGCATAGTTTATACTCCTATGGGTTCAACTCAATTTTATCACCTTCGATGGTTACAATACCTGTAGATTCATGATCCCATGTTGTTCCTGTAGTACCATCCCAAGCGGTTCCTACCGTATAATTCCAAGAAGTACCAGTTGTTAGGTTAGTGGATAGGCCTGTAGACTTAGTATCTATTCCAGTTATGGTTGTTGATCGGGAATGTGTTGTATCAGTTCCATAAGTCTCTGTCACATTACGCAATACTGTATCATTAGTGCTACCTGTAACAAGCCTTGTATGAAAGTGTTTGTCTTTGGTTGTGCCATATGTCTCAATAACATTTGTCTCCACTGTCTGTTCTCGTTCTCCTTTAATAAGTGATATATGATTACCACCAATTGTTTCATGAGCATTACCACCAATTGTTTCATACTTGTTGCCGTCAACCTGTATGTTCCAATCACCCTTAATGTAGGTCT